CATGGTTGAAGATAGAGGTGATGCCTTTTATGTAATGGATTTAGTAGGAAAAGATGAATCAGTAAATTCAGCAGTAAATCAAGTATCAGGATTAGACACTAATTATGCTGCAGTTTATTACCCATTTGTTAAAGTATTAGATACTAGTAGAAATTTACCTATATTAGTACCACCTTCAGTAGTAGTACCAGGAGCAATAGCTCAATCTGATAATATAGCAGCTGAATGGTTTGCACCTGCAGGTTTAAATAGAGGTGTATTAGGAAACGTAATAGAAGCTAAAATTAGATTAAACCAAGCAGAAAGAGACATCTTATATGACAATAAAATAAACCCAATAGCAACATTCCCAGCAACAGGAGTTTGTATTTGGGGTCAGAAAACATTACAAGAAAGATCAACTGCACTTAATAGAATTAATGTTAGAAGATTACTAATAGCACTTAAGAAATTTATAGCAAGTTCTTCTAGATTCTTAGTATTTGAACAAAATACTCAAGCAACTAGAAATAGATTCTTAAATATAGTAAATCCATATTTAGAATCAGTACAACAAAGACAAGGTTTATTTGCCTTTAGAGTACAAATGGATGAGGGTAATAATACTCCAGAAGTAATAGATAGAAATCAATTAGTAGGAGCAATTTTCTTACAACCAACTAGAACAGCTGAATTTATTATACTAGATTTCAATGTATTACCAACAGGAGCAACATTTGATTCATAAAAGTTAAAAAACATTATATTTATAACAAAACAATAAAATAATATAAAGATGGCAATATTAGATACTAACGAAACTATGTTCACAGCAT